AACCCCTTCAAGTAATACTTGAACTGCACCTGATACATAGTTTTTAACTTCAAACTCTAATATATAATTTTTACCACTTGTTTGAGAAATATTCTGTCTTATATAACTATATGTATTACTTCCTGCATCTATAAAGTTAGCTTCTCCACTACTAATAGTTGCTAAACCTCCTTTAGTCCAATCTGAATCAGTAGCAAAATCTCCATTAGTAACCTCCTCACTTCCTACAATCTCTGCGTAATTAACTAATCCATTCTCATCTACTCTTGTAGCTGCTGTTGCTCTTGTAACATCTAAGTCTGCTGCTGTGTATTCTTTTACTGATACGTTGTCTAATGAAAGAGAACCTGTACCTCCAACCCCATAAAACCTTATTGAAGTATTCGCATTTGAAGTAATATAAAAGGTATACGTGCCATTTGCGTAATATGTATTTGAAATAAAAGTTGCAGCTAATCCATCTCTTATAGAAAACTGTCCACTTGTGTTATTTGATACTGTAAATGTTATTTTGTGCTGTGTATTAGCCGTAAACACTCCACCCTGCTGAAGATATACACTTCCTACTCCATCATAATTCGCAGAACCCCCACTAATACTCCAACCTGATTGTTTAGTCCAATCACTATCAGTAGCAAAATCTCCATTAGTTACTTCTTCAGAACCCTCAGTAGGTACAGGAACAACTGCATAGAGTTCTCCTGCCTTATATCCATTAGGAGTTACTGCAATACTTACATCATCTAATAAACTCATGCTATATTATTTAATATTTTTAATTGTGCTTCTAAACAAGCTTTAGCTTCAAATACTCCACCATCAGCAATAACCCTAGCCTTAAAAACATTTACTTGCTTTTGTACAGGTGTTACTCCTCCCTTGTTACTTGTAGGTAATGATATTCCTAGTGATAACTTCATATTTACGAAGCAGTTTCACCATCAGATTCTCTGTAACCAATACCAACTCCAGAAGTAAGTTTTATAGCTGTAAATCGCATAAATAATGTCGTTCCAGCAGGTAGTGTTAATCCAATCAAAGAAGATTCACCACTCATATTAGCAACTGTAAGGGATGCTATAACTGATTCTACTGGGAACTGTACGCAGTAAAAGTCTTTACCTGTTAATGCTGTTGTAGTAAAGATTTCGTTTAAACCACCCTTCCCAAGCATCTCTCTTAATAGTGTATTATCTGTATCAAATGTACTCATTTTTTTATTTTTTAATTATTGTATTGTAAATATCCTTATTATTGTTGCTATTGCTCCTAATGTTAATCCATATAATCCCCAAACTGCCCTCACTATAATCTTTCTCATTGATGTGTTCTTATTCACTCTAGCAGTAACTCCATCATCAGGGTCTAATAATTTAAGAGTTAAGTTGTCTAACTTATCATCAAAATTATCCATCTTATCATTCAATGATGATATGTCTTTATTTATTGCCACTATGCTTTCTTTAGTTGTCATTAGAATGCAGTAGTCTGAATAGTTAAATTCATATAAATCGTACTACCTGTACCCCCTGTTTCTTTTATCATTGGAAATATAATATCTCCTGCTGCTAATGATGAAGCAGTTATGGTTGTTTCATTTACTCTTGCAAGTTTAGCATTATTACCAAGACCAGTTATAGCTATTTCATCAATTACTACAGGAACAACATTAGATGAGTTATCTGCTACTGGAGTTACTTTACATATAGCAATAGTAATAACAGTTTCGTTATTAGATGTAATCCATCCACTAATACTAACAACATTAGCAATTTCAGGAATAACACATCCTTGACCAATTCTAAATAAATTTGTAGGAACTAAACTTCCTGAAGCAACAGCACTACTACCATAATCAACTGCCATCTCAAAAGGAGATTTAGTGTCTGCTATATCCTCTCCATATTTATAGTTTGCTATTCCAGTAGCATATCCCTGCATCTTATAGTTAGTAACACCCATAAGAGATTTACCTTGCCACACTAAGTTACCATCAGTATTCCCAACTCCTGTACCAAAGTTCTTGCTTAGTACAGTATCATTATTAGCATTTTCAAATCCTTTAGGATTATGCCTATTAATATCAGTTAAGTTCTTATGTTCGTTTGCAGCCATTAATTTATATATTTTTTAACATTCTGGACAAAAATCCTTCCAACTATTATAATTTCTTCTAGGTCTTGTATATATACTATCATACATTATAATTCCATGATTCTTATATGTACTTACATTACAAGGTGCATTGGCAGTGTATGTAGGGTAATCAGCACTATTATCACTATCATTTAAAAAACTTAACATATCCTGTAAGTATATCTCAGCTTTTCTATATGTATCTTGCTTGTAAGCGTTTAATTCAGAAGGGTCAATAACAGTAGAAAACTCATCAAGATTATGAACAATTCCCATACTACTACTATTACTTTGAACCTCATTAATAACCTCAAATCTTGCAAACCAACATAGAGTTCTAATTAAGAAATCATCCATCAAAGTTTGATTTGCTTGAGTAAGACCACCTACAGTGGGATAATCACCTACATTGTTCTGTGCCTTTAATTCTTCATAAAACTTTTTACCAATAGCAGTCTTTAAATGTGCTAATTCAGAAAGCAATATTGTGTTAGTAGATATTAAAGCAGGGTCAGTGTTAGCATTAGTAAAACTATTGCTTATAACCTCTCCTGCTGTTGCTAGTGTTTTATATTGATTTGTGTTTGCCATAGTAATTAGTCTTCTGTATTAGTTTTCTCAGTTACTGTCAAGTCCCCAGCATCATCATCTCCAACTCCATCAGCATCATCATCTCTAGTTACAATAATCTGTTCTCTATCAGTTAAGAACATATCACCCTCATTAAGCATTGGTAAATCCTCATCTAACAATCTTCTTTGCTCGTTAATTGTAAGAACTTTAGATGGGTCAATTTGAGTAGCAAAACTAATTGGTGGCTCATAGTGAATAATTAAATCTTCAGGTAAAAACCCTAACTCTCTGTACATTACATTCTTGATACCATCTAATAGTAAATCAGAAGTATCTTTAATTACAGTAGTCATTGCTAAATCATAAGCAATTCTAATCTCACTACCTGTATTATTCATCTTACCACTAGAAACTAAACCACTTAAAGATGGTTGCCATCTATGAGCAGTAACAATATTTTGGTCAGTTATTCTCTGTAAGTCTATCCAGCTACCTTCTTGATCATCTTTTATGATAGAAACATTAGCAGGAGAAGTATCTCCATTTTTTACTAAAAATAATATCTTTCCATTATTTCCTGCTCCAACAAATTTCTTTTGTGCTTGGTCTACTAGCTTCTTTGCTTCTTCTTCTCCCATATCTCCACTAATCTCAACAATAGCAGATGGCTGAAAACCATTTTTAAATTTTGTGTGATTCCACTTTCCAATCTCATAATCAACAGCGATATGCTCTAATGCAGCAACATAGTCTGGTAATCCGTAAAATGAGAATGTAGGCTCGTAATCTTTAAATTGAAGTATAAATCTATTATCTCTAACTTCAGGGTAGATAGGAATTATATTCAAATCATCTTTGGTTGTATTGTACTTAGCCCAATCAGGGTGTACATACGCTTCTTTCTTATTCTTAGACATTCTAACAGTGGTTGCGTCTATATGATATAGATTCATTCCACCATCATATAAAACCCCCTCTAAGTAGCAATTTCCAAATGTATAATAATCTGATGCTAATTTCTTGAAAATCATTCTTAATGACTCTCCATCAGCATTAACATCTTTTATGTATTCTGAAACATCTTCGTTATTACTAACAAATTTAGCACCACTTGTAAATATAGTCTTTTGAGCTAATACACTTCTATGTGTACTACTCTTTCTTCCTAACTCTGCTAAATACTGAGGAAATAAGTTATTAGTCCCAAATGGTATAAACTTAGTCCTAATCTTAGAGATGTCTTGAGGTTCTTCAATACTTTCAGGTACTGATAAATTAAAAACTCCAAATTCAAAGGTACTACTCTTTTGAGTCTGAAGATTTGTTTTTGCTGTCCCTCTTACTTTCTTTTTTTGGCTCATCTTCAGTTTTTATAGTTGATAATTTTTCTACTAATTTAGTCAATCCTAAATCTTCATAAGCATAAGCTAACTCCTCTTGAGTTGCTGTAGCCCATTTAATTTTAACATCACCTTTATACAAAGTACCTGATGATTTTACTGCCTTATATTTTGCCATAAGTGTATATATATTTAAGTGTGTGTAATTTACAACCTTTTGACCACAATTACACATATTATTAGAAAGATATTAATAGGAAAAGGTTATAAACTTTTTACGAAACAAGTCCAACCTAAAAATATATCTTTAATTATGCTGCTGTAGTTGCAGTTAAAGCTGCTGTATCAACAGTAACAGTCCCTACATACTCTCTTGGTAATTCAAACTGTCTTGCCATTAAGCTAACAGTAACTCCGCTTTCATCAGAATAAGCTGCACCAGTACCACCTTCTATAGTAGCCATATTTAAGAAAGTCTGACTTCTGCTTGCTACATCTTCATTTGCATACTTCTCAGAAACACCTAAAACCCACCATTTTCCATTAGTATCTAAAGCCATTCCCATCATACACTCATTAAGCATAGACTGTAATGCATTATTCTTTGCTAACTCTAATCTTGGTAACATAAAAGATAATCCACATTCAAATGCAGTTGAACCATTCTCTTTTGTTCCATTAATTGTTAATGCTGGTGTTTCATTTTTAAACTCATACACAAACCAATCTGCTGCTGCAGCTACTTTAAGAATACTTGCGATAGTGTGCGTGCCTGTAGCACCATAAGCTATTGCATCAGTTGCTGTCCAACTTCTTAGTAAAATTTGTGTTATACCTCCAGTTGATTGTAAATCAGCGCAATCAATTGCTAAACCTGTATCTATTGCCATTTTATTTTATTTTTTTGATTTATTAAAAGTAATTAAGAGGAGAAGATTTTTACACCCTCTCCTCTATTATTACATTATTGTTATATTGCTATTCCCCACTGAACAAGAGAAGAGTACAAGTACTGTACACCTAACTTGAAGTAACCTCTGAAGAACATTTTTTCTTCCAAATCATCATAAAATACTTTGAAACTTCCTTCTGGGTCAGTTACATCAGAACCAATAATTAAGTTCTCAACTGCAGTATAACATACACCTTGATTAAAGTTAGCACCTCCATTTACAAATAAGTCTGGATTAGTATCTGCTAAGATAGTGTCCCACTCATACATTGCTACTAATTCAACACCTCTAAAAGAAACTCTAGGTGAAGCATCTACCATATTAACGATTGCTAAGTCAGCTCCGTTACCTTCAATGTTTTGTAAGTAAGCGTTGTATAACTTAGGAGTTACAAACATTTTCTTATCTGCTGGTGCTACTTGCTGTAGTGCTGCTGGTGCGCCATCATAAACATTCATTATTAAACTTAGTGCATCAGATGCTATTGGGTCAGCTGGTGTTGCAGAATTGAAAGTCAAAACAGGCTCTGCTTTCATTAATTCCATCCAACCATTAAATACTGCATATCCTGCTACTGCACCTGCTACATCACCACCCCATGCTAATCTTACTACATCTGAAGCGATACCTTTTACTGCTCTGTTTACGATTGCATCAGCTAACTGAGTACCTTCAATATTCATTACATCTGCTCCACTTCTATAAGACTCTTCAATGAAAGTTCCGAAAAACTCATCAGTACATTGCTCTAAAGCAACTCTACATCTACCTGCAGTAATTACTTTATCAGAAATATCAAATTGGTTAGCACCACTTGCAGTTGAACAAGTTGAATAAACCTCTACGATTTTAGTTAAAGCTGCTGCTGTATATACATTCATTACATGCTTAACATTAGGAATTACTCTATAGTTACGCATTATATCATCACTTCTAAATACTGGTTCGTAGAAGATTTCGTTTAATTGTGCGCCTCCGTAAGTTGCTGAAATTGCATCATTTGCTACATTTGCCATTTTATTTTATTTTTTTAATTATTAAATTTTGTTCTAATCTTAGATGCCATTAGGTTATAAAAACCTGCATTTGCATCTTCTGTCTTATTTACAACTACTGCAGGGTCGCTTGAAGTTTCTAATTCAGTACCTTTAGCATCCGCCTTGTTGATTTTTGCGTTCAAACCTTCAACCTCTACTGTTAAAGTTTCATTGTTTCCTTTTGCAGAAACCAATTCTTCTTCTAGTAAAGACATTTTGTTTGATAATTCTATGTTCTTAGCTTCAAATTCAGAAATCTTATTTGTAATTTCTTCTTTATCTCCTAAGTTCACAGTTATCGCAGTTTGTTCAGCAACATCTGCAGAAACTTTTACTTCTCCTTTTACAGAAGTAACAATTTCCTCAACCTTGCTATTGAACCATTCTTTTAACTCGTTAGTCATTTTTTTGTTATTTATATTAATACTTAATTTATTCTTAATTTCTTCCTGTGTGATGTTCTTAAACTTAGAAACATCATACTTAGCAGCCACTTTAATAGAATCAGAGATAGT